TTTATGGAGGAAACTAAGATGAATATTAAGGCATTGATTAAGAAGTATGAAGCGATTGAATGTGTTGTAGGTATTGTTAGCGGAAAAACTATTCTAAAAACCGTTCTAAGAGACTTGAAACAACTTGACGAACCAGAAACAGGTCATGCAGACGAAGCTCCACGCTATCTCAAGAACATACTAGCACGATTGCGAGAATTGCCATTGCATAACAGAGAGGTTTGGTTGAAAGTTATCATGAGTGAATTTAAACAGGATTTTAGTCATGCAAAATGGCGTGAGGGTTACGAACAAGGTAAGTTTGAGGGAATGGTTGAACGTGAGAAAGTCAAAGTTCCGCAGCTTGTGGCGGATTGGATTAGTTTTGTAAAAACAAATGGTCTTAAATTCAAAAACACGTATGGTTTTTATGAAGAGATAGCACCTAGTGATGATGTGTATCGTGTCATGTACTACATTTTTAAAGAAAGCATTGCAGATAAAGAAATAAGAAAATGGGTATGCGATAACATAGACGCTTTCGCCCGAGCATGGCTGGATGGTTACGAGGTCGAGAAAGAGAAGAAATTTTTCGTGAAAATAAAATGTTTAAGCGAAGAATATAAGTACCTTAACTACTTTAAGTCTTGTCGTGAATGGCTTTTTAGTAAAAAGGAAGAAACTAAAGAATACCGTACAGCACACACCCGAAAAGAACTTGAAGAAGCAGGATTTGGCTGGGTGTTTGATTGCGATGGCGTGGAAGTGACGGAGGTGGAGTAAATGGAATATTTAATGTTTTGGGGAATGTTTGTAGCGAGTTTACTGATTTCAGCTATGACATTTTACATTTTAAATCTACAAAGAATGGTCAATAACGACTTAAGAAGAAAATATAATGATTTACAACAGGAACTCAGTCGTAAATTTGGCTGGGAAAATTATGATTGGGGCAATAATTTCAGCGAATACGCTCGCAAAGTTGAAGAACTTATCAAATTCAAAGATAATCTTGAACGACTTGAAATCATTAAGAAAGCATTAGATGTTCAAAAATTAGAAGAATTACAAAAACGTAAAGAATTAGTTGAACGTGAAATCAAAAAGCTTGAAAAGTAAGGAGGTTGAGTAATGGATAAGGTCCAAGGTGTTTGGTGTCCTAGTTGTCACGAATTTCGTAAACTACAGGATCTTAATAAATCAAGTTTCAGTAAAGAATTCGACCTATACGAATGTAATAACCAACTGCATTCAATGGTTATACTACTAATTGTGAAGAAGGAGACAACCGAATGAAACGTTTTATTGTAATCTGGATCTTACTATCTGCTGGACTAAACATCTGGCAGTCGGACAGGATTGCAGAACTAGAAAAGAATAAGCCGCTGGTTATCTATAAGGCTGATAATCAAGGCGCTGAGATTTTTGGCAAAGTCCTTGAGAAAGGACGGCATGGGAAGCTGTATACTGTCACGATTCGTGATTACGGGGTGTTCGTAGTCACTAGAGAACAATTTGAGAAAATCAAAGTAGGGGATGAAATAATGTTGTGAAGATTGTTATTGAATTACCGAAACGACCGACGATTTTGAAAGGTTTGAAGCCAGATGAACGTGTCAAACTGGACACGATGCGTTATAAACGTGCAGACGCTTATGTGGTAGATGATGATCTGTTTATCTATTGGCAAGCGACTTTTAAAACTTTTAAAAGTATCTGGTTTTGTTTAGAGAATTTTAAGGTATATACAGCTTTGCAAGTCATACATGATTTGAATAGTTTTAACAATCCGACTTTCTCAGAGTACGAAGGCGACACATTCATTACCATGGGGACACTTGCGGAGATCAGCAAAGAAACAGGAATTGCTGAACGGATGTTAAAGTATTATACTTTCGCATCAACGCAAAGACGGAACCCGAATGGTAGGGCAGTCGTAAAGATTGAGGCGGATGATGAATAGAAAAGACAAGACTTTTCCAGAACAATTACGGATTTGGCGAAAATCAAAAGGTTTAAAAAGAGATGAAGCTGGAACCATTTTGGGTGTTGCAGCAGAGACAATTGGCAAATGGGAAAGAGGAGCAGTTCCAAAAGATAAATATAAAGCGCATATCTGTGAGGTGCTAGGTATAAGTATTTCTGATTTATTCGTAGACAACACAAATAGTTTCGCTTCAAAAATAAAAGCAGAGCGATTGAAACGTAGAATGACTACTAAGGATGTGGCTGATAAGTTGGGTTATACTCAGGCATCGATATGCAACTGGGAACGAGGGGCAGCGATATCTAAATATGCGATGGAAGATATCTGCACGTTCTTTGGAATCGAGATATAAAAAAAGAGCCAGCACACGGCTGACCCTCATAGCAACAAATCATCAACACTATTATATCATGAGGAGGAGTTCGTGTGCAAATAGAATTATTGGATATCATCGATGAAAAGAAAACCAGAAAGGAAGCTATCAAAGTCCTTAAAAAATACAGTCGCCTGAGACGGATAGCTGGAGAAGAATATGCCCCCAAAATAACAATATCCTACTCGCTTGAACCAAGATCATCAAGTGGCAAGACAAGCAAGCAGGTGGAAAGTATGGTTGTGCGTAGAGTGTCAGCTCAGCAGGACCTAGAGCTAATCGCTAAAGCAATCAACAATCTTTCCGATTTGGAATACACACGTATTCTTGTTGAACGATATTGCAGGAAAAAGAAGAGGGAAGACTACAGCATTTATTCAGAACTAGGTTACTCATCTAGTGAGTATTATCGGATATTGAACAAAGCTCTATTAGAGTTTGCGGAGTCCTATCAAGCAAGTAACCTTTTGGTCTACAAGTGATTTCTGGGAAAATCTTGGGAAAAATCTGGGAAAATCTTGGGAGAATTGGAGCGGAAAAAGGTGCTAAAATAGTATTATCCAATGATTGGGAACACACAGTCATGAGGACTCCTAAAAATACAGAGGTTTCGGCCTCTCAGACAGTAAGGACAGGTTAGCAGGTTGTTTGGGTCTCCTTGAAATTTTTACCAAGCGTACGTTTTACTGCTAGACCAGCTGGTTCAATTCCAGCTACTGTCATATTCAATGCCACGACCAGTGGCTTTTTCTGTAGAAAGGAGAGGTACATGAAGAAAGTAGAACCAATTCGTGATCTAGACGATATCGAACGAATCAAAGATTATTTGAAGAACAAAAGCGATAGAAACTATGTTTTGTTTATGTTTGGAATCTATTCAGGTCTAAGAGTGAGCGACATAGTGCCTCTTCAAGTGAAGCAAGTGATTGCTGATAGGATTGAACTAAAAGAGAAGAAGACAGGGAAGATAAGGTATTTTCCAATCAGTCCGCCTCTCAGAAAAGAAATCAATCGATACATTAAAGATAATCAGTTAGCAGAGTATGATTATCTCTTTCCAAGTAAAAAGAAAAAGAGAACGGACGGTGTTCGTATCACACACATTGGAAGAGTAGCGGTCTATCAAATACTGCAAGACGCAGCTAAGTATGTAGGTTTGAATCACATAGGGACTCATTCAATGAGGAAGACATTTGGCTATCATCATTACAAAAAGAATAGTAATGTAGCTATCCTTCAAAAGATATTTAACCACTCTACACCAGACATCACACTAGGATATATTGGTTACAGTCAAGACGAACTTGACCAGAGTATACTATCATTTGACTATTAAATAACCTATCTATTTTACATAATGAGAAAATGTAAATTAGTTTTTAGAAAAATATAGTGGAAGCCTTGGTACTCTTGACTTTGAAGTTGTTTAATTTTATTTAACAGAATATAAGATATGTTAAATAAAAGAGGGGGTGAGTGCACTAAAAACACCCCTGTTTTGAAAGATACCGAGGGGGTATATTTGAGAATACCAATCCCCCTCCCCTAAGAAGAAAGGCCCCTCCTAAGATGAATACCCCCCAGGATAGACCGGACCGGAGTGGTCCTCACAGAGTTGCTTTTGAAAAGAATAAAAATATTATTCTCAAAACAAGAAATACTTGTGGGATTTGTGGACTACCAGTTGACAAATCCTTGAGGTACCCACATCCATTAAGTCCGGTCATTGACCACATTATTCCAATCAATCGCAACGGTCATCCATCAGATATTCAAAACTTGCAGTTAGCCCACTGGCAATGCAACAGACAGAAGTCTGATAAGTTATATGCTGACGATAGGTCAGCCAATGCTACTGTTGTAGGCAATCGCAACCTGCCGCAGTCAAGAGATTGGACAAAGTACAGAGCTTGAAGAAGCCAAAAAAGAAAAATTATATTATTTTTTTAAAAATATCAAAAATAATAATGAATGCTTAGAATTTGAAAAAAATAACAGATATGTGTGAAGTAAGTCCTAGCAGAGGATAGGGGGGTATCCCCCTCCCACTAGGCGCTCGAGGGCTTCACGCCGTCACTGTACATTTTTTCTCGCGCCAAATCATCACAAAGAAAGGAGAACGGTTTGGAATTAAGAGGGATTGAATATCTCAGGAAAAAGTTGAATCTCTATCAGAGTAGAGTTAATCTGAGGTATAAATACTATGCAATGCAGCATTACAGAGCACCTATCGGAATTACAATTCCTGCTCATGTGAGAGCTAAATATAGAGCTACTCTTGGATGGACTGCAAAAGGGGTAGATTGTCTTGCGGATCGTTTAGTATTTCGTGAATTTACAAATGATGATTTTAATGTTACAGAAATCTTTGATCGCAACAACCCTGATATCTTATTTGATAGTGCTATTCTAGCTGCACTGATTGGTTCGTGTTGCTTTGTCTATATTTCAAAAGGTGAAGATGATGAGGTGAGGTTACAAGTTATTGAGGCTAGCAATGCGACTGGTGTCATTGATCCTATCACTGGATTGCTTGTAGAAGGTTATGCAGTTCTGGCTCGTGATGATTATAATCAACCAACACTTGAAGCCTACTTTGAACCTAATGCTACTCACTTTATTCCGAAAAATGGAAGACCGTACTCGGTTGCGAATGAAGCAGGCATTCCATTACTTGTCCCAGTAATTCATCGGCCTGATGCTGTTCGTCCATTTGGTAGATCAAGAATTACCAGATCTGGGATGTACTATCAAAAGGAAGCAGAACAAACATTTGAACGTGCCAATATCACTGCAGAATTTTATTCATGGCCACAAAAATATATTATTGGATTAGATCCTGATGCAGAGCAGTTGGAAACTTATAAAGCTACTGTATCAAGTTTGTTGACAATTTCTGCTAGCGACAGTGGGGAAAAACCAAGTATTGGTCAATTTACTACGGCGAGTATGTCTCCTTTTACAGAACAGCTAAGAACGGCTGCTGCTGGATTTGCTGGGGAAATGGGCTTGACATTGGATGATATGGGGTTTGTGTCTGACAACCCGTCATCTGTTGAAGCCATCAAGGCTAGCCATGAGAATCTTCGTCTTGCTGGTCGAAAGGCTCAGCGCTCACTAGGTGCTGGATTGCTAAATGTCGCTTATGTTGCAGCTTGCTTGCGTGATGAGTTTCATTATGCCAGAAGTCAATTTGTAAGAACTACAGTCAAATGGGAGCCATTGTTTGAAGCGGATGCGAATACGATGACCATGATTGGTGACGGTGTTGTCAAATTAAATCAGGCATTACCTGGTTACATCAACGCAGAAACGATTCGAGATCTTACTGGTATCGCTGGAGACATGTCTGCTAAACCAGCAATCAGCGAGGTAGTGACAGATGGAACATGATGTTTTACCTAGTATATTGAAAGAGGTTCAGGAGAGATTTGAGAGAGATTTCGGTAAGAGTGAGATTGTCAGAAATGCTTTTGCTGCATTAAAGGGGAAAAAAGCCACTTACAAAACTGCAAATGAGTTCGCGATTGAAATTGGCGATATTCTCTCTAAGGCTCTAGGAACGTCTCTGAGCACCGATAAATTACCAGACGGTAAAATGTATTATAATATCGCTCAACGTTTGCTGGCGGACGTGCTAGGACGAAATCACGAGCTTGTGAGTGGTTATGCTAGTGATGTTCAGAAGAATTTGAATGATGAAGCAAAAATCGGTCTCAAAGTTCAAGTTCCTGAATTAAATCAGGATCGGATTGCTGGGATTGTCAATCGCTTTTCGTCTGAGGAGAATTTTGAGGATGTCAGTTGGTTGCTCGGTGAACCTATCGTGAACTTTACTCAGTCCATTATTGATGATACAATCAGGAAGAATGCAGAGTTTCATCATCAGTCTGGATTGCAACCTGAGATTATCCGAAAATCGTATTTTCATTGTTGTGAGTGGTGTCAGGAAGTTCAAGGGAATTATAAATATCCAAGAGTTCCGAAGGACGTTTTTAGAAGACATCAGCATTGTCGTTGTATTGTAGACTATGATCCTAAAAACGGAAAAACTCAAAATATCTGGACGAAGAAATGGAATTCTATAGACAAAGAGAGAGTTGAGCGTAGGAAGCTAATTGGCGTAGTATCTGTTGACGAGCGTGAGCAAAAGCGCTATAATAGGGTTATGAAGAGTAGTGGTGCTGTGTATGGTGCTTGGAACGACAGAAATGATCCATACAATAAAGAACGTGATCGACATGCTCAAGAATTTTATGAGAGTGTACGAAATCGAAATAAGCAACATGAAATAGTGAAGGTATCTAACAATAGCGGTCTTTCACAATCAGATGTTGAGAAGATTTATAACCATATTTTTATTAATGAGTATGATTTAGAAGATGGTCGGAAACGTTTCGACCCTAGCTATGATATGGCTGAGAGTTGGCGACGACTTTCAGAGATTGGTGGTAAGAATATTCAACCTCACGACCTTGTAATGCTAAATCACGAGTTGATGGAACATGATTTGATGGCAAAGGGAATGAAGTACGATGAGGCCCACGAACTCACTAATAGAACCTATAACTACCAAAAAGCGTGGATTGCTTGGATGAAGGAGAAAGGAGACCTATAATGCTTAAACTTATTAAAATTTTCAATTCAAAAAGTAAGGGTTATTGGTATATTCCTGAAAACCGTGACCCAGGTATGATTGAGATTGATGAGCGCACTGGTGAAGTTACAGTTGTCATCGAGTCGAATTATGATAAAGAACTAGGTTATCCTTACTATGCGAACAAGGCTCGTGGAGTAGTAAAGCAGATGTGGGATAAAGGAGAATTACCAAGCGAGAAATCTTTTGCTTGGGGATAAGCACTTAGAAAATTCTAGGTGCTTTTTTTATACTTTGAAAGGAGTTAGAAAATGAAGTACAGAAAGAAACCTGTAGTAATTGAGGCTGTTCAACTTAATGAACGTTGTTTGATTGAAGAGGATTGGTTTTGGGACGCAGTGACAAGGAATGAGATTATCGTTCACGATAATGGCAAGTGGAATAAAAATCCAGCATGGTGTGAGATTAAAACACTTGAGGGGGTCATGGTCGCAAAAACAGGCGATTATATAATCAAAGGTGTTCAAGGGGAGCTTTATCCGTGCAAGCCTGATATTTTTACAGAAACATATGAAGAAGCAGAGTATTTGAATATTTTAGACAGAATCTAGGAGGTGATCCGATATCTCCCAGCGATAGGGTTATCATGCGATGACGATTGAAAGGAAAATAGAATGGCGAGGAAGAAGAAACTTGGCAATCAGAATCCTACTCAATCGGTGATTTTAAAATACGTCAAGAAAAATTCAAAAGCTAAAGAAGCGATTGAACTTTACGAGCGGACTGGTCTTTCTTGTTATGCTTGGCAGAAGAATCTTTTGTTGCCTATGATGGCTGTTGACAAGAACGGGCTTTGGGTGCATCAGAAGTTTGGTTACTCTATTCCTCGTCGTAACGGGAAAACTGAAATCATTTATATCGGTGAAATTTGGGGGCTACATGAAGGATTGAATATCTTGCATACTGCTCACAGGATTTCTACATCTCATGCCTCTTTTGAAAAGGTGAAACGATACCTTGAAAAAATGGGATATGTGGATGGAGAGGATTTCAATTCTATTCGAGCGAAGGGACAGGAGAGGATTGAACTTTATTCAACAGGTGGTGTTATCCAATTTCGTACTAGGACATCAAACGGTGGTCTTGGTGAAGGTTTTGATATGCTAATCATTGACGAGGCTCAAGAGTACACAACCGAGCAAGAATCTGCTTTGAAATACACGGTTACGGATAGTGAGAATCCTATCACAATCATGTGTGGAACACCTCCGACACCTGTATCAAGTGGAACGGTCTTTACTAAGTATCGTGAGACATGTCTATTTGGGAAAGGGAAGTATTCTGGCTGGGCTGAGTGGTCTGTTTCTGATGAAAAGGAAATTGACGATGTGGAAGCCTGGTATAATTCTAATCCATCCATGGGATACCACTTAAATGAGAGGAAGATTGAGGCAGAGCTTGGTGAGGATAAGCTAGACCATAATATCCAACGTTTGGGATTCTGGCCAACCTACAACCAGAAATCTGCTATTTCTGAAACGGAGTGGAATGAGCTCAAGGTGGATGATGTACCAGAATTATCTGGCAAGTTGTCTGTTGGTATCAAGTATGGCCAAGATGGAACGAACGTGGCATTGAGTATTGCTGCACGGACCAAAGATGGCCGTTTCTTTGTGGAAACAGTCGATTGTCAATCTGTTCGTAATGGGAATGAGTGGATGGTTGCTTTCTTGCGTCAATCCGACGTGGCTCAAATTGTCATTGATGGCGCAAGTGGGCAAAAGATCCTGGACGAAGAGTTGAAGGACTATAGAATCAAGAACGTGATTCTGCCAACGGTGAAAGAAATCATCGTGGCCAATGCTCTTTGGGAACAGGGGATTTATCAGAAAACCATCTGTCATGCTGGTCAACCATCGCTGTCAAAAGTAGCCACTAACTGCGATAAGCGGAATATTGGGTCAAATGGTGGATTTGGCTATCGATCGCACTTTGACGACATGGATATTTCTTTGATGGATAGCGCTTTGCTTGCGCACTGGGCTTGTTCTACGACTAAACCTAAGAAAAAGCAAAAAATCAGTTATTAAAATAAGCGGTCTTGTGACTGCTTTTTTTGATACCCAAAATTACCGAACTGCCGGGAAAGCAGGAGAAAGGAGACATGAGAATGTCAGAATTTAAACCAATCACTACACAAGAAGAATTTGATGCTGCTATTAAGGAGCGTTTATCTCGTGAGAAAGCGAAGTATAGCGACTATGACCAGCTCAAGTCTCGTGTTGAGGAGTTGGAAAAAGAAAATGTTGATTTGAAGTCAACAATTGAAGCTACTAATCAAAGCAAGGCAGATGCTGACAAGCAACTTGAAGAGATGCAGAATCAAATCTCTAATTATGAGACAGCTAGTCTGCGAACTCGTGTGGCTTTGCAGTACGGATTGCCTTACGACCTTGCAGACCGTTTGCAGGGAACTGATGAAGATAGCTTCAAGGCAGATGCAGAGCGCTTGGCTGGGTTTATAAAGAAAACTCAACCAGTTTACCCACTCGGAACAAATGAGCCTAGCTCAATTGATGACAAAGATGCAGCATTGAAAGGAATGTTGCATAAAATGAGAGGAGAATAATTTATGGCAACACTACAAACAGGGGATCTTTTCCCAGTCGAAACAGTCCAAGATATTTTTAGCAAGGTAAAGGGGCATTCAACTCTTGCCAAACTTACTACTCAAGAACCTATTCCGTTTTCGGGGACGGAAACATTTGTATTCAATCTCGAAGGAAATGCTGAGATTGTAGGTGAAGGTAGTCCTTCAAATGCTGGAAATGCAACTATGAAACCGAAAGTAATCAAACCTATTTTGATTACTTATCAAGCACGGGTATCTGAGGAATTTGTACATTGTTCAGAAGAAAAACAATTATCTTACCTAAAATCTTTTATTGATGGCTTGTCTAAAAAAGTTGCACAAGCAATTGATATCGCTTCATTTCATGGCCTTGAACCAAAATCAATGACAGATGCTTCTTTCAAAGCCACAAACTCATTTGATGGTTTGATTACAGGAAATGTAGTTACCTATGAAGCAAGTAAAATTGATGAAAATATTGATGCTGCTGTTGCAACTGTCACAGCAAATGATTGCGAAGTGAATGGGATCGCATTGTCTCCGGCTGCAGGGGCTGCACTTGGAAAAATTAAGGTAAACGGGGTAGTCCAATATCCTGAATACCGTTTTGGTCAAAACCCAGATTCATTTTATGGAATGAAGTCAGATGTCAATAAAACATTGACAACTGTTGCAAACTCAGCTAAAAAAGACCATGTTATCGTTGGTGATTTTGAAAATGCTGTAAAATGGGGATATGCAGATGAAATTCCTCTTGAAATCATTAAATACGGTGATCCGGACGGTGCTGGTCGTGACTTGAAACGCTATCGCGAAGTTTGCTTGCGTACAGAGGTGTATGTAGGTTGGGGAATTCTTGACGAGCAGGCATTTGCTCGTGTGGAGGCTTAATATGGAATACATTAACAAAGAAACCTTGGTGACAATTGAAACAGACAGTAAATTGGCAGGTGATTGGGTTCCTATTAGTGAATTCAAGGAAGAATATCGCCTTACTGTTCCAGAAATCAAGGAGAAACTTGATGAATTGGGTGTTGAGTATGATAGCAAGGCAAATAAATCTACTTTGCTTGATTTACTAATCGCAAATGAAGGGTGATTGAGATGGAAAACTTTGCAACAGTAGAAGATTTGAAAAAATTGTGGCGAGCGTTGAAATTCGATGAGGAAAAACGAGCCGAAGCGCTGTTGGAAGTTGTTTCTCATTCTCTTCGTGTTGAAGCTAAAAAAGTTGGCAAGGATTTAGATGGGTTGGTGGCTACTGACCCATCTTTTGCTATGGTCGTTAAGTCCGTCACGGTTGATGTGGTAGCTCGCACGTTGATGACCTCAACTGATCAGGAACCAATGACTCAGGTGGCTGAGTCCGCTTTAGGTTATTCCTTCAGTGGTTCTTATCTAGTTCCTGGCGGTGGTCTCTTTATCAAGGATTCAGAATTGAAACGTCTGGGCCTCAAAAAGCAAAGATATGGGGTGATTGATATCTATGGGACGGATTAAAGGAATTACTGTAACGTTGATTGGAAAAACCAAGAATGGAAAGGATGACTTTGGTCATCCTATCTATGAGAATAAAGAAATTCAAGTAGAAAATGTCCTGGTTGTTCCGTCTTCGACAGAAGATGTCACGAATCAGCTCAATCTGACCGGAAAGAAGGCTTCTTATACGCTAGGAATCCCAAAAGGTGACCAGAACGAGTGGAAAGACCGTGAGGTTCGTTTCTTTGGGCGAAAATGGCGGACGATTGGCATTCCCTTAGAAGGCATTGAAGCCATGATGCCTTTGGACTGGAATAAGAAAGTGATGGTTGAAGCGTATGAGTGATATGAAATTTCAATTGAACTCGGCTGGCGTGTCTGCCTTGCTACGTTCTTCCGAAATGCAGGGTATTTTGAGAGAAAAGGGGCAAGGAATTGCGAACCGAGCTGGTGAGGGGTTTGAATTGACCGTATCGTCAGGGCAGAAGCGTGCCAATGCAAAAGTTAGTACGACTGACATCAAGAGCATGGCCAGAAACAAAAAACATAATATTTTACTGAAGGCTATGAGATGATCGAATTAGTTATAAAGAAATTTTTAGACGGACAGTTAGATGTTCCGTCTTTTTTTGAACATGAACCGAATATGCCTGAAAGTTATGTCATTTTTGAAAAGACGGGAAGTGGTGGAAGTGACTACGTTCATTCTGCTACATTCGCTTTTCAGAGTTATGCGCCGTCCTTACAAAAGGCTGCTGAGTTAAACGAGAAAGTCAAGAAAGTAGTTGAGGATCTCATCACAGTCAACGAAGTTAGCGGTGTACATCACAATAGTGACTACAACTTTACAGACACTGAAACGAAGCAATATCGCTATCAAGCGGTATATGACATCAATTATTTTTAAAAAGGAGGTGTAGTTTTGGCGCCAGAATTAGAAGCACCAGAAGTAAGAACACCAAATGCAGAATCAACAGGAGGAAAGAATATGACGACTGCATCAGCATCAAATGTAACGGCTGCTAAGCCTAAAGCAAGTGGAGCAATTGCAAGCGCACCACTCGGTACATTATTACCAACTGATTCAAAATCAGATTTAAATCCAGCATTTAAATCGCTAGGATATATCTCGGAGGATGGTATCACTAATGAAAACTCGCCAGAAAGCGAAGAAGTCAAAGCTTGGGGTGGACAAACAGTCTTGTCTTCTCAGACTGAAAAGAAAGATACCTTTAAATTTAAATTAATTGAAAGTCTTAATGTAGAAGTCCTCAAAGAAGCTTATGGTGCAGATAATGTTACAGGAACTTTATCGACCGGGATTACTGTTAAGGCAAATTCAAACGAATTACCAGAGCACTCATTGGTAATTGATATTCTCCTAAAAAATAAAAACTTCCAACGTATCGTCATTCCTCGTGGGAAAGTGAGCGAAATCGGAGAAGTTAGCTATAAAGATGGTGAGCCAATTGGTTATGAACTAACCATTACCGCTTTACCAGACGACCAAGGAAATACACATTACAAATACATTCAAGGAGCGTAAAGTAAATGAGTAAAACATTCAAAGGGGAAACGAAGTCAGGTTTTAAATTCGAAATTTCTGAGCGTCGTTTAAATAACTATGAATTGTTGGAATTAATTGGTGAAGTTGACGAAGGACAAGGTCAAGTCTTTCCTAAAGTTGTAAAACTTTTATTCGGAGATGAGCAAGCCAAGGCTTTTAAAGACCATCTAAGAGAAGAAGATGGCATCGTGCCAAATGATAAAATGGCAGATGAAATCAAGAGTGTTTTTGAATCAGTTAACGGCTTAAAAAAATCCTAGTCCTCGCTCAGATGATTAATTTGGACGAAGATGCCCTTGTCTGTGACTTGGCGGAAACCTACCAGATATACGACTACAAACAGCTACCTTTAAATCAGGTGGCTGTTTTTACGTATGGTTTGCGCGACGATTCACGGATAAAGCAGATCATGTCTGATCAAATCGTCCCTCTTGAAACGACGTTACTTGCAAATATCGTAGACAGACTGTCTCTTTCTTTGTGGTTGCAAACCAAGGATGGCCAAAAGGGTGCTAATCGCCCGACATCAATCGCCGAATTGCTTAAAAAAAATCACAAAGAAGAGAGTGACGAAAGGGATTATCTCGTCTTTGAATCTGGTGAGGACTTTGAAAATTATCGCAAGGCTTTACTTGCGAAAACAGGAGGTGAGGAATAGTGGCGACCGAATTAGGAAAAGCCTATGTACAAATCATTCCATCCGCTAAAGGCATTAGTGGCATGATTCAAAAGGAAATGGGTGGTGAAGTTGCCTCTGCTGGCGTTAGCGCAGGCGAATCCCTCGGATCCAAAATGATGGGCGCTGTTTCAGGAGTTATTGCTGCTGCAGGGATTGGTCAGGCAATCGGAGCGTCCATAACTGAAGGGGCGGCACTTCAACAATCGCTTGGTGGTGTCGAAACCTTATTTAAAGACTCAGCTGATAAGGTCAAAGGCTTTGCAAATGAGGCTTATAAGACAACAGGTCTGTCAGCCAATGCCTATATGGAAAATGTTACAGGCTTCTCAGCAAGCTTATTGCAATCTCTTGGTGGAGATACAGATAAAGCAGCAGAAACAGCTAACATGGCCATGATTGATATGTCGGATAATGCGAATAAGATGGGGACATCTATGGAAAGCATTCAACTGGCGTATCAAGGTTTCGCCAAACAAAACTACACCATGCTCGACAACTTAAAATTGGGTTATGGTGGTACCAAACAAGAAATGCAACGGCTTTTGTCAGATGCAGAAAAATTGACAGGCGTTAAGTATGACATGAATAACTTGTCAGATGTTTATAGCGCTATTCACGCCATTCAAGAAAATTTGGATATTACTGGTACTACAGCAAGAGAGGCAGCAACAACTTTCACTGGATCATTTGAATCTATGAAAGCAGCTGCTCAGAACGTTCTTGGAAAGTTGTCTTTGGGTGAAGATATTCAACCTGCACTACAAGCTTTGATGGAAACGACATCCACATTTCTTTTCGGGAACCTAATTCCGATGATTGGAAATATTTTGAAGCAAATTCCTAACCTTATTTTAGGAGGAATCAAGGGTGTTTTCAGTGGGATCTTTGGCGAAGGTCTAGGAAGTATCATGGGTGGTATCGTTACCGCTCTTGGTTCTGCATTTTTAGCTTTTAAAGCATTTTCGGCAGTCTCGGGAATGTTATCGGGAATACCTGCTGTCTTAACGACAATTAAAACAGCAGTCACGGGTCTCTTTACTGCAATGAGTGCCAATCCGATTGGAATTGCCATCGCAGCGATCGCTGCATTAACTGCAGGTTTAGTTTATTTCTTTACTCAAACTGAGATGGGTAGACAAATCTGGCAAGGCTTCATGGATTGGTTCTCTGGTGTGTGGCAGTCTGTCGCACCAGTCTTGACCGAAGTTTGGAATGGTATTGTTGAAACAGCTACAGCCGTCTGGAATAATATGATGGTTGTTGTTGCTCCGATTATCCAAGCAGTTGTTGATTTTATTAGGGCTGTCTGGGACGGTATTTCTCTATGGTGGACTGAAAATCAAGGTTTGATTCAACAAACGTTCACAACGGTTTGGAACGCAATCCAGACAGTTATTCAGACGGTTATGCCGATTATTCAATCCATTATTGAAACCGCAATGAATATCCTTGGACCTTTTATTGAAGGGACATGGAACAACATCTGTACGGTTGTAACAACGGTTTGGGAGTTGATTAAGATTGCTATTCAGACGGCTATGGATGTTATCAGTGGCGTTATAAAAGCAGTCATGGCTATCATCAATGGTGACTGGGGCACCGCTTGGAATGCTATAAAGGGTGTCAGTGAGGCCATCTGGAAAGGGTTGTCTGCTGCAGGTAAGGCTATCTTTGATGGTTTTGCTCAGATATTATCTAACATCTGGAACACTATCAAATCTGTCGCAAGCAGTGCTTGGGAAGGGTTGAAATCAACTGTCTTAGGTCTGATTGATGGACTTGTTCAAGGCGCTCAGCGAGCTTGGGAAAGTATGAAGCAAGGTGTTAGTGACCTTGTAAGCAATGTTACCAGTATCTTTGATGGCATTCGAAACATTGACCTATGGTCAGCAGGTAAGGCTATCCTTGATGGATTCTTAGGCGGTTTGAAGTCTGCTTGGGGAGCAGTAACTGACTTCGTTGGCGGTATTGCTAGCTGGATTCGTGACCACAAAGGACCGATCGAATATGACCGTAAACTTTTGATTCCTGCTGGTAATGCGATTATGCAAGGTTTGAATAGCGGGTTGCAAGACCGTTTCAAAGATGTTAAGAAATCGGTCGGTGGAATGGCTGGCGAAATCTCAAGCGCATTTTCAAATGATGATTTTGGTTTGAGTGGAACACCGACTATTGCCAAGAATCTTGAAGCAAGCTTGGCCATGCCAAACGCTCAAATCGAGGCAAAAGACAGTCAAACCGTGTCTGAGATAGCGATTCTGAGAGCAAGTATGGAGAAGATCCTTACTGCTATCCTTGAAAAATCGTCAGACGTTTATCTGGATAATGACATTATCTCAATCAAAACCTATGAACAACACGGTGCTATTTATGCGAGGGGAGGAATTTAATGGATTATATGATCATCAACGGTTTTAATACATCAAGCCTTCCTGGTTGTGTTGTGACCGATTTTGGGAAGGTGGAGGCTGCTAAGCCAAAAGGAGAGAAGGCAACTCTTTATGGAGTCAATGGTAGTTACCGTGTGTTAGACGGTTCTTTCGACAGTTACGAAAGGACCTTCACTCTCCACGTTAAAAAAATGGTTGAGATTTCAAGCATTCTTGATAAGTTTCAATCGAATGATAATGTTTTGGAATTTAGCTATCAGCTTAGCTCATTGTTTTATGCTAACTTTGTGACTGCTAGTTTTGAACCTTTTGGGAATCATGCTTGGAAGTTAGAGATCAAGTTAGACATGCAACCCTTCAGATATCAGAAGAGCGTAGAACCTGTTGTTCTTACTGCATCTGGTACAATCAATAATCTTGGGACGGTTTATTCTGAACCAATCATCGAGGTTGAGGGGGATGGTGATATCTCCCTTACTATTGGCCGTAAGACCATGTATCTTGCTATTAAGACCAAGGTCACGATTGATTGCAGGCAAGGCAAGCAAAACATCTACAATGCTACTGGAGTGGTTCAGAACACACTTCGGAAGCGTGGAGGGTTCCTCGAAATCCCGACAGGAAAAGTTGGTGTTTCATTTACTGGAACCGTCCGAAAAATTACTATTCGACCTAATTGGAGGTATAAGATTTGATTTATTTAACAAATGGGAATATGCCTCTGAACGCTGCCTATGCTGATGAGATTGTTCAAGAGGCTAATAGCACCTATCAATTGACCTTCCGATTTCCGACTTCGGATTCATTATGGGAGAAGCTGAAGGAAGAGACTTTCTTAACAGCTGATGATCTTCATGGCGAGCAGGATTTTGTCGTCTTTGAGGTAGAGAAGAAGCACGGCTATATTCAAGTCTATGCCAACCAAGCGTTTACCTTGTTGAATAACTATCTGGTCAATCCAATCTCTTTGGATAGACAGACTGGTTCAACTGCTTTAAGTCGCTTCGCTGGAAGCATCACTCGTGACAATCCATTCTCATTTTTCTCTGATATTGAAGATAGACACACCTTCAATGTTGGATCTAAGAATGCCATGGAGGCATTTGCGAAAGATAAGCACTCTATTATTGGCCAATGGGGTGGCGACCTTGTACGGCATGGTTACCAGGTTCGCTTGTTAAAAAATGGCGGTTCGGAAAACGAATCGCTCTTTATGTACAAAAAGAATCTGTCTAGCTATCAACACAAGACATCTACTAAGTCTTTGAAGACTCGAATTACCTTTACGGCGACTGTCAAAGGTGGGGGAGAGAAGGCGCCTGACCGCAAGTTTTCTGTAGTTGTGGATAGTCCGCTCATTAACAAGTACAGTCAAATCTACGAAGATGTGATTGAGGTTAATGATCGGGATGTGAATGATGAAGCAAGCCTTCGAAAATATGGTGAGCAGTATTATCGAACTTCGCTCTGTGACATGATGGAAGATAGCCTTGAGCTTGAGGTTGTCGGCCAGAGTGATGTGCCTGTCCAGATGTTTGATATTGTGAGTTTATTTCACGATGTCTACAATCTTGACGTGCGCAAGAAGATTACTAAGTACACTTACTCACCAATGGGCAAAAAATTGAAGACAATTGGTTTTGGGCAGTTCAAGTCAGGCCTTGCGAATGCGATTGGTAACGCAGTGAGTGATGCAGTTAAGGATGAAGCTCAACAACTTCAAAGTGATTTTGAAAGGCAGTTAGCAAGAGAACTCAAGAATGCTAGTCTTGCTTTTGACAGGAAGAAAGAAGAGTTTGTCAATCAATTCACAGACGGTCTTAATGCTGCTAAAGCCAGAGCCGAAGAAGTCAAGAGGGAACTCTCTGATACTATCAATCAGCGTTTCGACAGCTTTGATAATGCTTCAATCCAAGAAGCTAGACGAAAGGCAGAAGAAGCCTTGAGAAATGCTGGCGCAAGCAGCATACTCGCTCAAGAAGCGAAACGAATTAGTGAGCGAGCAAGAGCAGACATTACTAATCTACAGAACTCTTCTCAAAATGCGCTTAATCAGATTGAGTCGTTCAAGACTCAGTACGGCACTAAGCTAAATAAAGTTAAGAGCACTGCAGATAGTCTGTTTACTAAAATGGGAGCTGTTGAAACTTACATCAGCAAGGATGGTCAGCGACAAGAGAGTTTGCAACGTTATGCTCGAGACGAGAGCGCTCGTCAAGTCAGCGCAGTACGTGAGCAGATATCCAGAGATTACGTTGGGAAATCAGCTTATCAAGAGGATGTGAGAGGTCTAGAACGTCGATTTAGTGCGATGAGCACGCAGACGAACAACGATATCGCTACGAAAATAGCTCAGTACAAGCAGACAGTAGATGGTCAATTTGCAAGTATCACATCTCAGATAGCTGGCAAAGCTAACCAAGTCGATTTCCAGCGTGTCAAAGAAACCAGCCAACTCTATGAGCGTATTATTGGCAGTAATGAGAACGACATCTCTAACAAGGTCGCTCGCATGGCTATGACCAATCAGCTGTTCCAGGTTGAGGTGTCTAAGAATGAAGGTCTGAAAACCGTTCAAAGACAGTTGGCCGGCTCATGGTCCGTTCAAAACATCAATAGCGCAGGTGATTTGATTTCAGGAATTAATCTTGGTTCAAATGGACAAAATCGTATCACTGGTAAGGCTACTCACATCACCGGCGAAACTCTGATTGATAAGGCAGTTATCAAGTCGGCCATGATTGATAAGCTGAAAACGGCCAATTTTGAAGCAGGTTCGGTGACTACTACGATATTAGACACTGAAGCAGTGACTGCTGATAAAGTGTTGATGGACCAAGCATTTGCAAACAAGCTAGTAGCAAGTAACATCTTCACAGATATGCTTGCTGCTAAAGAAGCATTCATCAACAAGCTACGGTCAGTGGTAGTCACTGCGACATTTCTAGAAGGTTTTCAAGGTAAAATTGGAGGCTTCAGATTTGGTCAATACACAAACAGAAATGGATATTTCATAACAGGAATTAACTCTGTTAGTATTGGGATGGGTAACGGAATGAACGCTGGCGCGAACAGAAACGCATTTTGGGCAAATTGGGGTGAAAGTTTAGACACCCCTGGTCCCAAAGCCTGGTATGTCAACACAGACGGGAAGATGTATTGTAGGAATGATGTGGATTTTTATTCCAAAGTGGATTTCGCAAGCACATCAAAGGTTAATTTCTACTCTAGAATCAATGCTCCGAGAGGAATATGGATTGGCTATGATGATGTGGAAGGCGAAGGGGATAATCCTGATGGTGGATACAATAGAGTTGTCTGGTGGAGTCAAATCGTCACTGGGAAATGGAGACAACACGCTGGAATCACAACCGGTTCGGATAGAAAATTGAAAGAGAATATTGAACCGACATCAGTCAAGGCATTGGATAAAATAAATGCTTTAAATTTAGTCGCATTTGACTACATTAAGGATAAGACTCATGAAGAAATCGGTCTGATCGCGCAAGAAGTGTTAGATATTATTCCTGGTGCAGTCGAGAAATATGAGGGAGAGGATAATCATTTAACAATCAATTATTCAAAATTCGTACCTTATTTAATAAAGGCCATTCAAGAGCTGAATCAAAAATTGGAGAAAATAGCATGAACGAAACAATCAATCAGCTAGTGTTACAATCGCTAGCAACTAAACTAGCTAAAAGTGAATTGGAATCGGCTCAAAATGAGGCGTTTTACCAACTCGCAACAAGTGAATTAAAAGTAATGAACGAGGTCTTGGAATACGACCCAGCACTCAAAGAACTATTCGAAGAAACAAAAGTAAAAATGCAAAAAGGAGAATAGAACATGACACAAACTTACGAATTAGCAAATAACCCTTACTACCGTCAACCTGAGAACGTAACGATTGTTACCATCAAGAAAGAACATGGGCAACGATACAGTTATGAGCAAGCAGGCTTGTCTGGTGACCGCACGCATGAAAGTCAAGAAGCGCTTATCCAGGCAGTTCTTGATGTGGTGAAGGCAGAACTTGACCCAGCTAGTGCAATCGTTCAGACGCAAGCAAAATTGGAAGAAGCGACTCATGAACTTGCTGAAACTAAAGCGAAACAGACGGCAACAGACCAAGCAGTTAAGCATAATCAAGAAGAAACTGACCGCTATGGTAAAATCATCCATGCGGTCGTTTTAAATGCTGTAGCAGGCAAGACAATCGCTTATGGAACTATCTACAAGGAATTGGTAGAGTTGATTCCACTTGCTGAAGTTGGTAAGCATTATATGGCACATGACTTGATTACCATTGAAGACCCTAACCATGCGGAAGTGAACGGTGAAGGTAAGCGTGTATTGGTTCAACTTAACCGTGAGTTCACATATAACGGTGAACCTGTCAGCGACTTTGCTCGCAACGGTCGTCTTGAACTTGACGGAACAGGTGCAGCATGGAAGTTTGAACTTAAGGAATAGAGGTGTTTTATGGCAGAATTTGAACGTTTAATTGTCCAAATCTTCCTCTCTCTGATTCCTGTTGTCGGACTTTATTTCTCAATGAAAGACCGAGCTACCAAGCAGGAGAATCGCATTACCGCGATGGAAAAAGACGTTGAGAACCTACGTGAATTTAAAGAATCAGCAAATAAACGTCTGGATAACCACGACGAACAGAATAAGGCTATCTTGGTTCTAGCTGAGCAAGTTAAATCATTAGGTGAAGATGTCAGAGAGTTGAAAATATTGTTCCAGAGTAAAACTTAAGAAAGGGGCGCAGAATGGCTTATGTTCGTAATTCAACGAATCTTAAACAAGTGGACGGTGGATTTTTAGTTAAGCAAGGTGATGTGTCTTCCACAATCGCCTTTTCTTTACTTGATGAGAATCATGAGCCGATTCCACAGCTTGAAGGACAAGAGGCATCTATCACGTTGACGAGAGGTCAGGAGCAATTACGCAAAACGGCAGTCGTGACAAATGGCGCAGTTGCTTTTAATATAGGTATGATTTTACCTGCTGGCTTATATCAAATCGAGGTATCAGTGGGGGGATATACATTCCCAAGCGACGACTCGACTCAAATTAGAATCACAAAATCGGATAAGAATCTGGTCACAGAGGAAGTCCATGCTCTTAAGGAGCTGGATATCGCAGAAGAAGTAAAAAAACAGCTTGCAGAAAGACCTGCAAGCGAGGGTGGGGCAGGTCAGGAAATTCCTGACCTACTCTTTTATTACAACTTAGGAAAGGTGTAGGAATATGGACACAACAAAATTAACGGCATTCGCTCAAGCGGTTGGGGTTGACATCAAGGAATTGAAACAACTGCTTAATGGTAAAGTTGACAATGCGACAGTCACACAATTGATTGAACAGGCTAAAACTGCTGTCAAAAATGACATTTTAGGCGAGGGTGTATCTGAGGATTTGAATACCCTCAAGGAAATCGCTGAGAAAATCGCTAGCATGAGTGGAAGTACTGAAAGCGCGGTAGTACAAAAAATCTCAGACTTGGGCACACGACTTGATTCTTTTGCCAATCTTGACTTGGTCGCAACGTATAACGCAGCGAAAGCGTGATAGCCATGAGCAATTTAGAGGAATTTGCTCAAGCTGTCGGCCGTGATGTGAAGGCGCTGAACCAAAAGCCTGAACCAAGGCTGACCTTGACAGGAAATACCCTCGGCATTGTCGGGGGTAATAATGTTACTCTGCCTATGCCGACAAACGTAGGGCATGAAATCCGTGGTACAGGCTCACCAGAAGGGCGTATCACTGCTGAAATCGGGACGACCTATGTAGATGTTAATGCTACTAATGGCGCTCTGAAATGGATAAAAGAGAGTGGAAATGACAACACAGGCTGGAAGGTGTTGATAGGTGATACTGGATGGAGGACGTTGGGTATCGCTTCAAAATTAAGGAGCTCGTTCGTAAAAATAAGACGGGTTAATAATCTAGTAACTTATCAATTTGGAGGACTATCGTGGGGGTGGTTTGGAATTGTGAGGCGTGGAAGCCATGGATATCAAGTTCAAACTTCTGATATCGAACGAAATTGCTACATATTAGGACCAAATGGAGTCCCTATTGGTTTTCGCTCTCCAAACTCTCTAATCGGGAATATATATAACGACAAAGGGATTGTTTATGGAACATGGTATCTAGCAGATAGCACGGATGGGAATCATTTAAGATTTCAGTTCTTAAACCCTGTACCAACCGACCGAGACATTGGAGATATCCGTGTAAGTGCTATTTCATACATAACAGACGACCCGTGGCCTACAACGTTGCCATAATAGAAAGGAAAAACATATGATTAACTGGAAATTACGATTAGAAAATAAATATTTTTGGCTG